CTAAACTCACCAATAAGATGCATACCGTATTTCCATACCTTGGCAAAACGAGAAGAAGTATAAGTATTATAACCGTCTGTACGGAACCGAAAAATTTTGTCATCAAAATCAATATTAAACAAGATGTAATGATAATGGGGGCGACCATGAAGTTCACCATATTCACCGCAGCCGAGAAAACGAATACCGCTGCCATACTCACGACGAAGATTCTTCATGAAAGTCTGATGAAATTTCTTGCTTAAGCTTTTATCACGTGGCAAATGATAATCGTCAAAAGTGCAAGTAACGAAATAAGCAGAAGACGAAGAACGGGCTTCGTGCACAGCACGGACAGCCCACTGTCTACTATTTTCGAGACGACAACCGATGCATTGTTTACAAGAACAACGAATGAAACGGCTATCACCAGCAAGCTCGGGGTGAGAGGCAAGGCTACCGTAAAAACTATAATATTGTTTTCCATTTTTCGTAATCGCTCCCTCAACTGGGTACATAAGAATAGGATTATAACAAACCATATTAATCACCTGTACCGATTGTATCAGGACTAAATCAGAATGTCAAATCCTAAATCCACCTCGTCCTACTCTTTTAAAATTTCTACGACGAGATCTGGAGGTACGCCGAAAAAGACGGCGAGAACCTCGTTTAGATAAGCGACGTCGTCTCATTTAGCATCCCTCCAAGAACCGAAAAAACGGCTAGTTTTTTTAGAATCATTCTTATTAGCAACTGGCTCAACAAGTTGCGCAACATCGGCTTGAAAGTCCGAAGCAACTTTTTTAGCAGTAACAGTATTAGAAGAAGCTCTACCTTTCAGAGCTTCAATCAAATCTACAACCTCTTGAATAAAAGGGACAACAACGGTGACAATGAAAGTTAGAATCATAGTAGTTTTATTAGACATATAAGTTATCTCCTTCCAAAGTAACGACCTCCGAGGAAGCCTATGACATTTTTAACGCCAGAACCAACACCACTAGCGACAGATCTAGGAGCACCTGTAAGACTTTCGAGATTCTTATAAAAATCACGTTCCATACCTGCCATTTCAGTTTGAATATTATCAAAAGCGGCGGCAGAATTAGAACGATTAGCAGAAGCAATGTTGTTCAAAACACCAGAGCTAAGGTAAGAACCCTGAAGACGAAGGTTTTCAAGCTCCAAATTCATCTTTTCAAGCTCATAACCAAGACGTTTTTCATAAGTCTGCTCACGAAGATTCAAATCATTTGCAAGAATACCATTCTGAAGAACTGTACCATGGGTGCTCTGACGCACAGAATCGGCTTCTGCGACGTTTTTATCAATTTGAGATATTGCAAGATGCTCGGCATTCTTAGCCTGCCTCTCAGCGGCACTAGCGGCTTTAGCAGAGTTCATGGTAGAACCAATATCACTCATACCTACAGAAGCGGCTGAAGCTCCAGATATAGAACCGCCTATACCATTAGTTGCGGCAAGAATAGGGTTAAGACCAGCTTTGCGCATATCTTCTGCAGCCCATTGATAACGATGTTTATAATTTTCAACGTTCCACTCGTTCTGTTGAGCAGCATTAGCAGAATTGTAATGATTCTGAACTGAAGATCCAAGAACAGAACCAGCAATACTGCCTAAAGTATTAGAAAGCCATGACATAAAACCAACTCCTTCTAGAAGTGATCAACAAGACCAGGTGTGCCAAACATAGGCATAGGACGCACAGTGGTATAGCGAAAACCTATATCAAGCAGGAATTCAGGTTCATCAGTAGTGGCGATAATGCGTTTAATAGGCGGATTTTCAATAATAAACTCTTCGTTGAGAGTCGGGGCATTATTAAAGAACTGGGACAAATGCCACATATCCAAAGAACCAGCAACTACAGAGCTACGGAACTTGCCTGTAATCTGCGAAGGTTTATAGCGATATTCGGCATAACGTTCCTGATAGCCAAAAACAGTAGTATCAGCTTCAGAACCTTGAGCATAGATCTCACGAAGCTCAATAGCCTGTTCGCCAAGATGAGCGAATGTAGGCCAATAAAAGTCATAAACAGTAGAGCGAAGCCACATCTTGTTAATACCTTGCTGGTAAGTAAGATCGGCACGAGCGCACACAAAGCCAAAAATATAACCATGTTCAACAAAAGATTTAGTAAAGCCATGGAACTTGGCAGCAGTAACACCATAAGCAGAGAGATTACCTTGAGGAGAGGTGCTGTCGGTTGCAGAAGTCTGAGCTATTGGATTAACATTTACCATTTTAGTGAAAGAGCCGAGAAATTCCGGACGCTGAAGACGAGCATCAGGAGAAACTACGCCAAAGAAAGAGCGAAGCACTTCTGTATACCGACTACCACCACGAGCAAGACGTTCATAAAACTTCTGCATCTGAAAAGCAGTACGCAGAGAGTTTATGGTGGCGCCAGATATGGATTCAAGATCAGCATAAGCGAATCTATTCGAGGAAAAGAGGGATTTGTTGCTACTGTTATACTCATAAACCTCGTGAGGCCAGTTGCCATCAAATTCTCGGGACATAAGTCTACCAGCAACATCGACTTCCTTAACGGTAGAAGGCATATTAGGAATAGATATGCCTTGAGCATCATAAACAAAAGCATTACCAGTCAAAGGAACTTGTACTCCAGGTCCCTTTTGAGTCCAAGGAAGGGCAGAAGTAAAGTAATCATGACGTTTGCCACGAGGCGGACAGGCAAAGCCAGGAACAATGTCGGTACCTGATGAAAAAACCCAAGAAGGCTGTTCTTTAAATCGGTCAGAGTTCAAAACTTCGTTGACATCACCTTTCTGAATCTTGACGGATTTCTGAAGGTTTTCATCTCTAAACCATTCGTTGTAAATAAGATAAACGCCACGGAATGGAAGCGCACTAATACCAGATAAATTACCAGACGTATTCACGGGCAAGCCGAAATAGTCCCAAAGAGAGCCTATATAAGCATTATTAGAGTTACCAGTAGAAATAACAGTAGGGATGACATAATCAGTATTATCATCAGGGTCTTCCTGCTCGAAACAGAAATTCTGCCAGTGCTCCCAAACAAGGCGATTTGGGACAAAAAAGAAAAACCAGTCCAGGTAAATATTATCCATGATAGGCTTAATAGGAGTAGCCAGCCGAGCAAAGTAATTAACAGACATACGAGTAGTGTCGCCAGGCAAAACCTCGTCAACAAATACAGGTATGAGCTTACCTGAATCAAACGTTGTCTTATAAACATGCGAACGGTCGAATTTAGTCCTTTTCATGTACATTGCAGGAGCATCGCTGAAGCGATGTCCTCGAACTCTTATTTTTTTTCGAGCCAAAATTTCACCTTCTTCGAAGTGTAAACCTAAATAATCAACCTAAAGCAAAATTATTTAGGTTTTAGATTATTTTTGCGTCACCTACGCCAGTTACATCAAGTAGGTACCTGGCTTCGGTGCCGCCTATTTTTGCGTTTCTTCATTATTTTGTTCTAAAGTGTTACTTTTTTCTTGTGTTTGTTTACTACTTACGGACTGTTGTGGTTCATCAAAGGTATATTTGCTAGTATACAGACCTTGTTGTTGGAGATATTCGAGCGTTGCAGGATCATTCAATTGGTTGATAAAATTCATAGGATCGTGACCGAATTTTGCTCGAACGTAAGCGGGTAAACTGTAGAATTCTTCACGAACTCCGGACACAAGCTCAAGCGCTGTACTGTAGTCGCCAGGAAGCGTTGCATCTCCAAACTGCAGGTAAGCGTATTGCGAACTATCGCCCAGGTCAAGAGTCATGATACCTTTCTGACCATCTGCATACTTATTTACGATGTAGTTGATATCAGTCTCGTCTTTCTCGTCCTGTACGGCTAAAGACGGCATAGTAAATTCAATGCCGCAATGATCATGCTCTTCTGCGGGATCATAAGCTGTCTTAAATTTCATAGTTTCACCTCCTTTCGCAGGCGCCTAGACGCGGCGGGCGTAGCGTACAAAAAAAAGACGATCTCTTGCGAGACCGTCCTTTTTCCGATACGCTCTTTATTAGATTATCATTTAGTAGAACCATTGTCAATAGTCTGCACATATTCTATGGCGCGACCAACCATGACAGGAATACGGGACTCGTCACAATTCTCAATGTAATAGCGACCGTCGCCGTCGCCGAGATTACCAACATAATACAAAGTAAAATCTTCAGGATATTTTTTAATAAGCATTTTATCATCATTAACTATACCTTCAAAAGCTCGCAGAGCAAGCATATCATTATGGTAAACCTGCGGAGGACTGAACTGTTCAGCCTTGGAATCATAAATGGAATAAAGTCTCAGCGGAACCATCTCCTTTTCTAAATGCAACTAAATACCTACGAATCATGAGATAAAGCGTAGCTGATATAACATAATAGTCATTATCAAGACGAATAACTCTAGAATCATCAGGTTTAAGACGGTAAGCGGCATATTTACTCCCACGAAAGAGAAAGTTAAAGGGAATATCACGCTCACGAAGAAAATTTTTAACAGCTTCAAATTCACTAATAAGCATCACCTCATTTCCGACTTAATGATAACACAGTCACAATACCTTGTCAAGTTTTCTGCCAAGAAAATGTTTATATTTACCTTCCTGAACTCTACAACGGTCAATCAAACGCTCAAAAGTGTTGTTCTCCAAGTTATGAAGCATCTTCTCAATACGGTTATTACGAATAAACTCCATCCAGTGAGGATGCGTTTCATCAAATTTCTTATCATAATAACGAGGAGGACGCATCTTCTTACCGTTAATAACAACATAATCATTGGCATAACACTCTTCGCCATGATCTTCGAGCCATTTAGCACCTATGCCGGGACGATTAGAAGCAACCATGAATTCAGGAATGCGACCTTTATAGTGAGAAGGAGCGTCTTTACCTGTCTGTTTTTTAACTATATAGCGAGCGACATAGGCAGCAGAATCAAAGCTAAACTCACCAATAAGATGCATACCGTATTTCCATACCTTGGCAAAACGAGAAG